GAAAATTGATGAGCTTAAAGCGGAGCACGAGGCTTTGCGCCATCGCGTCCCTGATAATGCTATCAGCCTGTTCGAGCAGCCCCGAGATAATCACCACTCAGGTTCCTGAATACATCGCAGTGCCTGGCCCTGTCGAGTACGTGAGTATCCCGGCAGAGCTATTGAAACCCTGCATTGAGCCAACAGACACACCGGTCAGCCTCGGTTACATGCACTACGGCATGGAAACAGGCGATCTATTGAAAACCGTATCGCAGGTATGGGACCGAGAGTTAATCCCCTGCAACAACCAGATCACCCAGATTCGCAAGCTGATGCACAGTCAGCCTGACACAGAATCGGCACGTCGTGAGACGCCCGATGTTCCCGGCCCGCCGTGAGGCGCCCTTGAGTGAGGAGGTGATCCAATCCAGCCGGGTGAGATGCCCGGAAAGTAGCAACTCAATACACCGAGTAAGCACCGTAAGAGCCCCGCCACCGAGCGGGGTTTTTACTGAGCATTGCTCAGCACATGGCTCGCAGGGAGGCGCCCAGTCATCTAACGCCTGTGAAGGTGTGAGTTAAACAATTAACAGACAGTTAACAGATAAGTTAACAAACCAAACAGGTGTGAACATGGCAGCGCGTAAACGTATTGACTGGGAGGCAGTCGAGAAAGACTACCGTACCGGCAAATACTCAACTCGCCAGCTTGGAGAGCGCCACAACTGCAGCAATGCGTCGGTAGCGAACAAGGCCAAAGAACGTGGCTGGAAAAAGGATCTGACTAAACAGATCAATCAGCGCACTCGCCACAAAGCCACTGAGCTGGCCACCGGCAAGACGGATGACAATGAGATTGTCGAGGCTGCTGCAGAAGAAAATGCCAAGATCATCGCCAACCACAAGAATTCTGTTTCTGGCTGGCAGCAACGAACTAACCGCTTTGCTGAGTTGATCGATGACGCGATGAAGCCGCCAGAGAAAGTGGACCCCGATAAACCGGTCGAGTTTGACATTCGAGCCATCGGCAACGCCATCAACTCAGGCACTCAGGCATTGCAGAGACTGATCCAGCTTGAGCGTCAAGCCAATAACCTGGATGACGATGGCGAAACCGCAGCCGGCAAGACCTTGGAGGAATTGCTCGCCAAGGTCGCAGATTGATGATTGAAGTCGTCAAGGCGGGAGATGAGTTCATCCGGCTGCACAAGGCGGGCAAACTCAATACCGAAGAATTGCTGATCAAGGCATTGGCGAACAAGTGGTTCAGGTTGAACCGGCTGTACTACATCAAGAACAAGGACGGTAAAAAGGTTCGATTCAGGGCTAACCGGGCACAGCGTCACCGCTTTATCAATGGCCATTGCCGGGATCTGATACTGAAAGCCCGCCAGCTTGGCTTTACGACCTTCGAAATGCTGGATGCACTGGACGACTGTTTGTTCAGGAAAGACTTTAGCGCCGGGTGTATCTGCCACAAGCTAGATGACGCTCAGGACATTTTCGACAATAAGATCCGCTTTGCTTACGAGAACGTCGACGAGGAATGGCTGGAGATATTCAAGCAGATTGACCTGTATTTCCCGAAGCCCACCAGCGACAAGACTCTGGGCTATAAGTTCAGCAACGGGTCAAAGATTGGCGTTTCAACCAGTTACCGGGGTGGCACGCTCCAGCGGTTGCACGTTTCAGAGTTCGGCAAGATATGCCGCCAGTTCCCAGCAAAAGCCCGGGAGATAGTAACCGGCGCGTTTGAAGCTGTTGGTATTGGCAACAAGATCACGCTGGAATCAACGGCGGAGGGGCGGGACGGGTATTTTTTCGACTACTCCCAGTCTGCCCAGAAGCATAGCGAGCAAGGCCTTGACCTGACCGCTCTGGATTTTGCGTTCCATTTCTTCCCCTGGTGGCAGGAACCAGCCTACCAGATGGAATCGGGCGCGGTTATCCACCAGTTTCTGATGGACTACTTCGAGCTGCTTGAATTAAAGCATGGCATCGAACTGACCAGAGCGCAGATGAATTGGTACGCCAAAAAGCAACAAGACCTTGGCGACGACATGAAGCGCGAGTATCCGAGCTTTCCGGATGAAGCGTTCGAGCAAGCCGTCGGCGGCGCCTACTTCATCAAACAAATGCGGGATGTCCGAAAAGAATCACGACTGACCGACAAGGTTCACCACAACGCAAGCCTTCCTGTGCTAACCGCTTGGGATCTGGGCATGAGTGACGCGATGGTGATCTGGTTCGCTCAGGTAGTGGGCCGAGAGGTTCACCTGATTGACTACTACGAGAATAGCGGCGAAGGCTTTGAGCATTACGCGGCCTTTCTGAAAGAGAAGCCCTACACCTACGGAAGCCACTACGGCCCGCACGACCTGGCTGTTCGAGAGCTGGGTACTGGGGAGAGCCGATTAGAGGCCGCCAAGAAGTTTGGCATCGACTTTGAGCTGATCCCAAGAATCAGCAACCACGCGGAAGGCATAGAGGCCGTCCGTCGGTTCTTGCCGAACTGCTGGTTCAGTGAGGTTGGCTGCAATGATGGCGTCAACTGCCTGGATAACTACCGCAAGGACTGGGACGAAAATCTGGGACGCTGGAAGGACAAGCCACGACACGACTGGGCATCCCATGGTGCCAAAGCGTTTGAAACACTGGCCAGAGCCCCTTTGTTTGGCAGGCAGATCCCATCACCCAATCAGGCATCGGCAAGCAGACGCATGAACTGGAGAGCCTATACATGACCGCTATTGAAACCAACGGCGACGAAATAGCCATGGGCGTCAATCAGTTACTGGATGACCTAACGGTCAAATCCAAGCGATTCTACGCAACCCACGGCAAGCTGAATGTGATGTTCAACAGTCGCAAGCGGTTAATCCATTTTACGGCAGAGCTGAAAGGTGACTTCGTGACTGAATTTGATGTAGACGTAACTGAGTTTGCCAAAGAGCCAGAGGGGTATTTTGCGGGTATCCGCAAGGATGTAACGGACATCATGTTTGCTGCCCTTCAACGCCGACACAGCGAGCGCAGTCTGTACGCAAGCATCCAACAGCAGGGAATTAGAGCATGACCGGTTTGGGATTAATGCGCTGGACTTCTGACGCCAAACTGGTGCGATCAGAGAATGAAGCTGCGATGCAGGAAGAAAACCTGCGCCGGAAAATGGACATTGAAAGCGGTCTGTCTGCGCATATCCGCAAGGCCTGGGAACAGAACAAGCAACATAAGCGTGACGTTGAGCGTCGGTTATTGGATTGTCTGCGCCGGTTCAAGGGTGAATACAGCTCTGAGAAGCTGTCACAGATTCGCCGGACAGGTGGCTCAGAGGTCTATATCAAGCTGACCACAACCAAGTGCCGGGCAGCAGAAAGCTGGGTCCGCGATGTTCTAAAGCCGGTGGATGAACGGCCATGGGGTCTTGGGCCAACGCCCATTTCAGAGGTGCCTGAGCCTATCCGTGTTGCCATTCTGGACGGTGTTCGCGGTCAGGTTCAGCAGCTCCAGGCCAATGGCGAGCAGCTTGACCAGACAAACATCAATAAGATGATGGAAGAAGCGGTAGAGGAGGCCAAAACACGGGCTCAGGAAATGGCTGAGAAGGCCGCCGACAAGATGGAGCTCAAGATTGAGGATCAGTTGTCAGAGGGTGGTTGGGGCGATGCTCTGGACGGCTTCATGTCAGACTTTGCTATCTACCCGGCTGCGTTTATGAAAGGCCCGATACTGCGCCGCCGAAAGACACTGGCATGGCAAGAAGGCTGGAAGCCAGTGCAGATCGATGAGGTTCGGCTTGAAGAAGAACGGGTCAGCCCGTTTGATATCTACCCGAGCGCCGATTCAACGACGATCGATGACGGCAGCAACCTGATTGAGCACAGCCGCTTTACACGGGCAGGCCTGAATGCGCTGCGAGGAGTTAAAGGCTACTCAGAGGAAGCCATTGTCAAGGTGCTGGAAGAACACGGTCAGGGCGGCTTGCGTGAATGGCTCTGGGGTGATCAGGAACGAGCGAACCTTGAAGGGCGGCGCGATGAGTGGATGCACGGCACTGAGACCATTGACGGCTTGCATTACTGGGGTGGCGCTCAAGGTCTGACGCTGTTGCAGTGGGGTATGTCACCTGATCAAGTGCCTGACCCAATGGCTGAATACCAGGTGGAAGCCATTCTGATCGGCAAGCACTGCATCCGGTGCATTCTGCACAATGATCCGCTGCACCGCCGTCCGTACCACAAGGCGAGCTTCCAAAACATTGCTGGCTCATTCTGGGGCATGGCCATCCCTGAGCTGATGAATGACATTCAGGATATTTGCAACGCCACTGCACGGTCGCTGGTCAATAACATGGCCATTTCCTCCGGTCCTCAGATGGATGTCAGCATGGATCGACTCGCTCCAGGCGAGGATCCAGAGGATGTTTACCCATGGAAAGTGTGGCGAACTCACAGCGACCGGGTAGGGACCGGCAATAACCCCGCCGTCCAATTCTTCCAGCCAAACAG